TGGGCCTCATTAAATTTAATTGCAAGATTAGCAATTGCCGTAACTACTTTCATAATAGGTGTTACTACTGCTGCAAATGCTTGCACCATTGGTTCAAATGCCTTACTTAGCGCCCCCATCATTTGATCAGCTGCCGTTTTAAAACTCGGCACCGTTTCATAGGCTTTTTTCGCTAAAGTAGAAAATAGAATAGCTGTACCACCAGCCGCCACTAATGCCACGGATTGCATACGCATAATACCGCCCGTTATTAGCCTGGTCATATCGTTTAACTGTTTCATGTTGGCTGTTGGCCCTAGCATCCTTAAGGCTAATACCGCCGGTTGTCCTCTCGCTGCTAACCTCTCTAAGTTTCCGCTAACTGCTAGGGCTGCGTTACTCGTCCTATATAACGGGTTTCCCATCCTGTTAAAGTTTGCAGCTATCTTACTTGATTGGGTGGAGGCCGCTAACATGGTTGCAACCCCTTGTATGAATCCCATACGGGCCATATTGTTATTAGCCATCATTTGGTCATTAACGGATCTATTCCGGTTCCCTAACTCGGTTAATTGCCCCATAAATTCGTCCGTTGTACCAGTGTAAGTATCCATTCCTTGCGCCATTTCAAAAAATCCCATTTGTATTTCTTGTTGCTGCGCTCTGAATGGGGCTAATTGCTCGTGCACCTGGCGCATGGCATTTCGCATTTGCTCGGACATACCGCGCCATTGTCTTTGCATGGATGCTGTACTATCTCCGGATGCTGCCGCTAAATCGGAAATAGTTTGTCCGGCACCTCTTAGGCTTGTTTGCATCCGGCGGGTTGCTTGGTCTAGTTGGCTCGTATCGGCTCCAATTGTAACCATCATTTCAGATATGGTTGCCATTATCTAACCCCCAATCTTTCTTCTATTTCTCTTGTAACCCGCTCTTTTTCTTCCTTGGTTACTTGTTTTTTCTCTTGCATAGGTTTTAATAAGTCGGCTGGATCTATTGGTTTTTTGAGGTGCGGGGATGTTACCCATGAGGCCGACAACGCTAATAATTCAAGCTGCCTTTTCTCTCTCCATTTAAAACCCTCGTATAATTCCAAAAACTCGCCGTATGTTAACTTCCCCAGGCTTTTTGGGGTCAAATTTAAAGGCCCATAAGCTATTTCTTTTATGAGCCTCCAATTTAACCCCTTTACTCGTTTGGGGTTTCTTCGTTTTCAGTTTCTTCAACCCCATCAAATTCATCTTTTGGGGCGTTTAATAGCTTAGACTTTTTAAGGGCCTCCATAATTGGCTCCATTAGGTCCATAATGCTTTTCCCGTTTTCCTGGATCTCTGCGTTAACCATGTTCCCCACTCTTTGAATAGTTAACCCTTGTTCTTTCCATTTCAAACCGGCCCAATAAAACCCGCGCACTAGTCTAAAACCAATTTGTTCTTCTTGTAAAATAGCCGGTACACCTTTACCGAAATAGTCCTCTAAATCACAAGCGCTATTAACATCATACTTTAGTAAACGATCCTTACCGCCAATATTTACCTCTACATAAGTTTTCAAACTCATTCGTTACCCCTCCTATTACTTAAAAAACCCGCCCATAAAGAGCGGGCCATTGCTTAAATTATGGATTAGTTGTTGTTGTAATCGCGCCAGTACCTTGCAATTCAAAAGAATAAGTTACGGCATCATCATAAGGCGCATCTAATTCACGGCTTGTTACAAGGGCATCCCCTTGCTCTACGTCGCCGCTAGTGCCTGTTTCTGTCCATTTTACTTTTACTTTAGTCTTTGATCTCATAGCTGATTTTAACTTGTCATAAGCTGTATCGTTAAGAACGTAAGCACCATCACAAGAAATTTTCCAGCCGCCTAGAGCATAATCATACTCTTTCCAACCGTTAGAACTTTTTGAGGATGTTTCGATTGTATCAACGTCCTCAGTAAATTTAGCACCTTTTTGGGATGCAATTGTTATATAAGTGCCAGGCGTTGCGCCCTCTACTTGTACTACGATATCAACTCCACGCATTTATAAAACCCCCTTAAACTTGTTTAATATACACTCTAAACCGGCAAACCCCATGATAAGCTATTCCATCATGGAAGACGTTTAGAAATTCTCGGCGGATCCCCTCGCATTTGAAAGAGGAATCCATTGTTAATGGCTCAGTAGTTAATGCTTTTAATACCAAGTCCATTATTTGCTTGGCCTCTGTTTTACCTGGGCCATTACTAAAACAATGTATGGTTAACGTGCAATCCTCGCCGTTATCCGTTTTTGTATCGTATGGGTTTACGGTATCGTCACCAATTTGCACATATGGCAGCTTGGCGGTTTGAGGTACCTCGTCATAAACACCAGTAACAACGGATTTAACGCCGGTATCATTGTCCAATGTTGAGAAAACGGCCTTTTGCAATGCCCATAATGCTGTTTTTACTGTCATTGCCTTAATGCCCCCTCAATATTGCGTATATAATTCGGCCTTTCTTCCTCTGCCGCTGGGAATAAAAACGGGTGCGGCTTGGCCCCTTTTGTTAAATAATAAGGTACGCCGTCAATGTCTATAATTCTCCAATTATAGTGTTTTCGTCCGCTTGTAGCTGCAACCGGAAAGGCCCACGGTGTCGATCTGCCCGCTATACTCGGATGATTGGCATATACACCCGTGCCCCATTCTACATAAGGCGCATAGTCAACATTGGTTCCTACTGTGAGTGTCATATGGTCCGCGCTTGCTGGCTCTATCTGAATAGATGAACGCAACCGCCCGGAATCTACATTCCCACCGCTTGTAAGTCGTTGTTTTGCCCCTGTTTGGATATTCAAGGCACTTTCATTAATAGCATCTTTAACGGCTTGTTTCTTTTCCTCAGTCCATTCTTGAATATTAGCTAATGCCTGGTTTAATCCGTCTACTCGCATTGTCACCCGCATAGTCTAAACCTCCAAGCAATTTAAACGCAATTCCCGGTTTAACTCGTCCACGTTTAAAATGTACTCAATGGTTAAAACTCGCCCATTAAATAGCAATCTATTTTTATCCTTTGAAATAGCCCTGTAACGCATGGAAACGGTATGGGTTAACTGTTGGGCCTTGCGCTCGGCTATCGTGCTTTCTTGCCCCGTTATAGGCTTTACATTGGCCCATACAGTCGCAACGTCCACCCAATCACTAATTACATTGCCGCCCCCATCATTATCTAGCGCCCTAAACTCTTGTATTGTTACTTTGTGTTTTAATTTCCCAATATTCATATTGGCGTTTCCCCCTTCTAAAACCCTCTAAATGAGTGTACTCGGTGGGGTTGTAATAACGTGTAATCAGGCCTAACAAACGATCCAATAGATTCATATCTTTGCGCTACCCTGGCGAATACCCATTCTTTAACGGTTGCCGGGGCCTCGTTTGCCTCTATTGTCGTTGTTCCGTCCTCATTTGTTATTATTGTGGAAAAATCAGTATTTAAAAAGGTTTCTGCCTCAATCTTGGCAGCCTCTAACATAATGTAAATAGTGCCATCATCATAATTAGGCTCTAATTTACAATATGTCAATAACTCATTACCTTCAATTGTGATTTTTAACGGCATCTTATTTCGCCGCCTTTTTTGTTGTCTTTTTCTCCCCAACAATTTCAATGTATTTAGCAACTTCCCAGGCCTTTGTTAATTCTTCATTGTCTAACTCGTAAGGCTCCGTAACATGCGGATCATACATTTTGTCCTCATGGGAAAAAGAAATAAGGGCTTTAAATTTTGCCATGTTTTCGCCTCCTATCAATTAAAAAACCGGCGGGCGCATATGGCCCCCGGTCTTTTTAATCAGCTATTATTGTACTTTTAGCACTCTAAGAGCGCTTGGACGTACAACGCCACCACCTACACGGCGTTTGTAACGGAATCCAATTAAGCCGTCATTGATGTATAACTCATTGATACGGCTGATTGATCCTTGTTGCTTGTCTAATACCTGGTATGCCTGTTTAACATCACCGAAAATAGCAACCTCTTTAGTTGTTGCAACCGTTGAATCCATGTTTTCCACAAGGTTAACAGATTTTCCGTTAAATGTTGAAGGTGCACCAGCTTGTAAAGACGGCTGCCATAAATATTGGCCTTGGCTATCTTTCATTAGGCGCATAGCTAATTCGATTTTACGGTTAACTAGGTATTGTCCGTTTTTCGCATATTGTGCCGGTACCTCGTAAGCTACCTTAATCATATCATCAGCAGTTAACGTGCCAGCAGCAGCAGTTGTAAAGCGTGTTACTGTTGATCCGTTTAGGATCCCTTCCGGCTGTCCGTTTGCATGGCCTGTACCTTTAAGGAAACCTAATTCCTCTAGATTAGCAAAAGCCTGGGCGAATGAATCAGCTAGGTAAGATTGAAGGTTCAAGTC